ACAAGAGTATTACAAACATAAAGAAGCTGAAAATGACTCTCAAGGAAAAACTGACACTGGCTTGGAGGAACAAGAATAACATTGTGGAAGGTTTCTACAATGCTTACATTTCCTCTAAGGATGAAATAAAACAAGAGGCTCTCAACAGATTGGCTATCTGCAGAACAAACCAGTGCGGGTACCATGATCCTAAGGGAGAAAGTGAGAAAGCTGTATTTAAAGGAAGAGAAAGTTGTGGTGGCTGCGGTTGTGACCTTGTTGCAAAGGTACACGCAATGTCATCACACTGCTACCTTAAGGATCAGGACAAACAACCTTTATGGGATGCCCTGATCACTCAGGAACAACAAGAAGACGTAAGAACAATTGCTAACAAAAAATACCTAAGTAGAAATGAACAACATAGTAATCCCGATGCAGGAGCTCAATCCTAAGAAGAAGAAACCTACTCTTGAAGAGGCAAATACTTTCAGAGTACCTATTAATGCACTACTTGACACAATAATTGTCGTGCACATATCGGAACCGGAGAAAGAAAAGACAAGTGGTATTTATGTACCGGAGCACATTAAAGAGCAGATGGTCATGAACGAGAACATGCTTGTAAAAGCTCTTGTCTTATCTGTAGGTACAAACAAAGAAGGTCGTAAACCGGTAGTAGAAACAGGTGATGTTGTTTACGTATATCCTGGTGGTTACGGAGCCAAAATCTTTATAGACGATGTGGAGTATCTTGTTTATGCAGAACGTGACATGATTGCCAAACTGAGATAATGGAAGAGAAATTATATTACTGGATACTCTTTGCTAACACTGTGGATTCCAATGACTCAATGTATTGGAATGAAACAGTTGTTGATATCCATCCGTTTACTGTAGCAAAAATGCTTCACAAGCAGCTTATCAGTTGGAAGACTATTGATAAGAAAGAATATGATCTTTGGAAACAACTAAACAATAAAAAAGATGAAATCTACGGATTTGAAGATTAAGTGCCTTGAATTGGCAGTAGCAACTAATAACAGATCAATATCAATGAGTGCCGATTCTGTAGCAACTATGCAGATGAAAGGTACACTTGTTTTGGCCCAGGAGTTTTATCAGTGGCTTACAGAAAATACAAAAGTTGAACCGGTAGAACCTGCAAGCAATGATTAAGTTTATAGAAAAAGGACATATCTACACCTCAGTTATACCTGACAACATTAAGTGGTTGGGTATAACTACTTTGGTGGGACATCTGCATGAGAAGTTCAATGCAAAGGAACAATCTATCAAGTCCTCTAATAGAAAACCTACTGCAAAGTATCCAAACAAATGGTATGGTTTACCTCCTACTGAGATACAGAATGCATGGAATGCAGAGGGTCAAAGATCTGTAGAGCTTGGTAGTTGGTACCATAAGATGAGGGAAGATGCTTTGTACGAGAAAGGGGCAACTAATGTGTTCCGGCCAAAAGTAGAAGATGGTATTAAGTATGCACCTGATCAGGTCCTGCTTAATGGTATCTATCCTGAACATATGGTCTATCTGAAATCAGAGGGGATATGTGGTCAGTCTGACTATGTAGAGGTAAGAGATGCAAAGATCTTTATCAAGGATTACAAGACATCTAAGGAGATTAAGCGTAACAGCTTTGTAAATTGGGAAGGTATAAAAAAGATGATGTTGACACCGGTTAATCATCTTGAAGATTGTCACTTTTACCACTATGCTTTACAGCTATCTCTGTACATGTACGTCATGCTTAGACATAATCCTAATCTCAGCCCGGGTACACTGATCATTGAGCACGTCAAGTTTGAAATAGAAGACGAGGATAAGTACGGATACCCTATTTACAAAAAGGATGAGGCAGGAAACTTTATTGTAAAAGAGATTGAAGAGATAGAACTTCCTTATTTGAAAAAAGAAGTTCACGCAGTAATCAACTGGTTAAAAACAAATAAACAAAAATTGATCAAATGAAATTACAGTTTGTAGTACAGCAGAAATCAGGTATTGCTTATCATAGGATTGTTACTCCCATGGAGTTTATGAAATGGGATGAAAACGAAGAAGCAGAGATGCTATGGATTGTTCAGGATGAGCATAAAATAGATGGAGATGTACTATTGTACAGTAAGTTTATTTGGACCCAGGTTGATCAGCTCAAAGCAATCAAAGAGAAAGGTACTAAAATCATTGTAGACGTAGATGACTCTTGGGATCTGCCGGTGTCTCATCCTTTCTATGATATTTGGAACCAGAGAGGTAGTGCACAGAAAGTAATTGACAATATACAAGTTGCAGATCTTGTTATCTGTACAACACTAAAGCTTCAGGAGAAAATAAGAAAGTACAATAAGAATACTGTAGTAATTCCAAATGCACTTCCTTTTGGTTATGAGAACTATGTACCAAAACCGGTACCACATGATAAGATGACTTTTATTTACGTAGGAGGTTCTTCTCATTTGGCTGACATTGAGATGTTAAGAGGGAAGTTTAAAAAGATGGGTGGGGAACCGTTTATTAAAAACAATGCAGAGTTTGTTCTGGCAGGATATGAACCAACAACAGTTCCTCGTTACCTAACTAAAGAAGACTTTGAAAACAAAAAGCCTACAATGATACAGGTACGTGATGTGTGGGATAAGATGGCTTCAGTCTTTGCAGAAACAGGCTCATCAAGAATACTTCCTTCTACGGATCTTGAAGAGTACATTGATTACTATGATCAGGCAGATGTTGCACTGGTACCATTACTGAATACTGATTGGAACAATCATAAGAGTGAACTTAAGATCATTGAGGCCGGCTGTAAAGGAATACCGGTAATTTGTTCAAAGGTTCTTCCTTACAGTACCCTTTATGGTAAGGAGGGTATTATGTGGGTAGAGACTCCTGATGATTGGATCAAGCATATAAGGTACTGTATCAAAAACCCTAACTTTGTAAAAGACATGGGTCAGAAGATGAGCGAATGGGTAAAAAGGGATTATGATCTTCTTAAGTGGAATGAAGTAAGGAAACAAGTAATTAAATCGGTTCTGAAATGATAGAAGATATTATAGGAACAATGACTCCTTATATTGTAAAGGGTAAAAAATTATATGAAGAAGAGGATGTTAAAAGAGCTCTTGCAAAGATGCTCAAGATGATAACCTCTTCTGTTATAGTTAAGCCTGTAGAACCGTCTGAACTTAACGAATACCCTGAAGTAACATGCTGAGAGAAATTATAAAAATATGGCTACTAAAAAGATCATTAATAAAGCACCTTGATATTGCTGATTATCTTTTATGGTTACGAGACAGTGTTACTCTTGACCAAGGAACTATGGAAGAAGTTATTGAAGAAAAAGACAATTTAAGACTTGAAGCTGAAGCACATAAAAGAGCAGCAAGAAGAATCCGTAAAATACTAAACAAGTACAACAATGTTAATCAATCTATTTGATGTTGAGGATCGTAAACTTACCCCTAGCCAGGCATGTTATGCTATACCCTGGCTTGAGAGAATAATGACACTGTACCCTAATGATTACATACAGATCTACAAGTACATCTTCTTTACAACCTGTCCTGATGGTACAATCAATCCTTATGTCAACCTACCTGAGGATGAGAAAGAAGACGTGGTTATGGCAGACCTGGCACCACTTAAGTTTTCTCTTGAGGATGATGTTATAGTAGATACAGTAAACAAGTGCAAGAAGCTTTACGAGACACCGGTGCTCAGAACATTCTTGGGAGCCAAGAAGATGTTGGATAAGGTGGGCCGGTTTCTGGATGATGAAGAGAATACTACTGGTAAGGATGGTAATTCCAGTGAGATACGAGCTATGCTTAAAGAACTCTCTACCTATTGGGAGAACTACAATAAACTTGAGAATGTTTTGAAGGAAGAACAAGCCAAAGTAAAAGGTGATCGTGTAATACCTTTCCATCAACAAGCCGGATACAAAGAAACTAAACAGTATGAGTAATAAAAAACCAATAGTAACATTTGTAGTCATTACCTATAAAGAACAATGGGAACCATACATGTTCATAGGGATGCTCAAATGCATGAAGAATCCTAACTGGAAAGCTATTGTTTGGCACGATGGACCTAACCCTGAAATGAGAGCCATATTTGAAGCTTTTGGTGATGAGAGGATACAGTACATAGAAAACGAAGAGAACAAGGGTTCCTGGGGCTGTTATAATCGTATAGATGCACTGAAACTGGTAGATACAGAGTTTGTGGTACAGACTACTATCCAGGAATATTACATGCCGGTGTTTGTAGATGTCATAGAACAATTAAGCAGTAATGATCTGATCTACTGGCCCTGTATCCACCATTCCTTCGGATACAATATCATAAATGCAGAACCTGTCCGTGGCAGAATGGATTGGAGTAACTTTGCACTGAAGTCACACATTGCAAGAAAGGTAGGAATCAATCATCCTGATGCATACATGGCAGATGGTCTGTTTATTGAGGATGTAATGAAATCAAACCTTGTAAAGAAAAAAATAAGAGTTGAAAAAGTACTAAACATAAAGAACTGATGAAAGAAAAAATAGCCATCTGTCTTATAGTAAAAGATGAACCGGAAATGCTTCCTGAGTTTATAGATTATTATTTAAAGTTAGGGGCAGATTCTATTATTATTTACGATAATGATTCTACAGAACCGGTTGTTTCAGAAAACCCTAATGTAATAGTACATAGATGGCCGTCAGTATGGCCGGGCAATCAAACAAAGGCTTACTATGATTGTGCAGTAAAGTACAAGAATGAGTATAAGTGGATTGCCTTTTTTGATACAGATGAATATCTGATCCTTAAAAAGCATAGTGACATTAAAGCATTTCTTGCCGATTATGATCAGTACCCGGGGGTTGGAATTAACTGGTTATGTTTTGGTTCTTCTGACATAGAAATACACAGTTCACATAAGGATTATTACAAGCACTGTAGATTTACCAATCCAATCAATACTCATATAAAATCTATTGTGAAACCTGAAAATCTTACTATACCTGCACCTGATCCTCATTTTGTTGTAAAAGGAACTATAGATACAAATTTTAATGAAATATATGGACCTTTCTCTGATTTTAAAAGTGATATAGCTTACATAAAACATTGCATTATGAGAACAAAAGAAAATTACATTTCTAAAATAAAAAAAGGCGATGTTAATGTTTTTCAAAAAAATGCAAACTTTAGAACAGAAAGTAAATGGGATGATCATTATCGAACTTTTAATGAGTGTCAAGATGAGAAAAAAATTTGGTTGTAAAATAGACAAAAAATGAAAGTAACATTTGTAGCATTGGCTTTTAATGAAGTTTTCAGTAACCGACCCTTGCTTGATTCTTTAATAATGCAAAGTAACCCAAATTGGGAGCTGATCATTTATCATAATGGTGCATCTGCAGAAATGAAATCTTGGGCAAATAGTTATAATGATCCAAGGGTAAGATACTATGAAACAGAAGTCAATAACAATAATGCTTGTTTGAACAGATTAGATGCAATAAACAATCTTGTTACTACTGAATACATAATACAAACATCTATTCAGGATTACTATCTTTCTTGGACAGTTGAACTTATTCTTAAAAGGTTATCTGAAACAAAAGCTGATTTTTGTTATTGGGATTCCATTAATCATTTATGTGGACATGCAATATTGATTACAAAATTAGAAATGTCACATATTGATTGGGGTAACTTTTGTATTCCAATAGAGATAGCTAAACAAATAGGTATTCCTGGTATTCAACCAAGCATAAGAAGAGAAGATGATTGGTACACTGTAGAAAAAGGACTACAAATGAACCTGTTTAAAAATATAACAAAGATAAATAATGTACTTACGATTCACAACTAAGTAGATTATAATAAAAGTAAAAGATGAGCATTCTATATAGAAACATACCGACAAGAGAAGAAGATGGTACCTGGGGCTATACTCGGTTTGAGACTAAAGAAGAGTTTAGGGATTTTGTTAAACAACTGTTTAAGAAACCGGGAAAGTATGAGTTTGATCGTGTAGCAGTTGAGGAGTTTAGCAAACATGCCAGAACATTTATAGCAAAGGGTATGTTCTGTGATGCTCCGAGAATGTCAAGAGACTACATTGATTATTGGGATAGTGAAAGGGAAAAATGTAGAAAAGGGGTTATTATAAAAGGTAGTCGGGGCCAGGTATGGTATCTTCCAAGGTTTCTGTATCATTGGTTAAACTTCCTACAGATCTACAACACTGTACATACAAAGTTTGAGTTTCCCGGCCTCAGGGATGTACAGTATCATATGGCCCTGTATGAGTTCCTGGCCGAGTTACATGGTAAGAACATAGCTATAGTTAAGAAGAGGCAGATGGCTTCTTCTTATTTTCATATAGCCAAGCTCTACAACAAGTACATCTTTGAGGAAGGTTTTGTGGCCAAGATAGGTGCATCTGATAAAAAGTACATTGATGCTACTAACGGTTGCTGGAAGTTCCTTAACCAGTACCACAACTTTACAAACAAGCATACTGCCTGGGCATGTGGCAACTTTCCGGATAAAGTGTTTTCATGGCAGCAAAAGGTTGAGACCAAAACACCGGATGGTCGAAAGGTAGAAATCGGTACTATGGCTACCATTACCGGCATCTCTTTTGATAAGGATCCGGTATCGGGTGTAGGTGGTGCCTGTAACGAAATGTTCTACGAAGAAGGTGGGGTTGCACCAACAGCAGACATCACATATGGATATATGAAGTCAGCTATGAGACAGGGTACAAGTGTTACCGGAGTCTTTACAATAGCCGGATCCGTAGGTGATCTGTCTCAGTGTGAGCCACTTAGGGATTTTATAATGAATCCGGATGCCAATGATTTCTATTCTATAGAAACCGATCTGATTGATGAAAACGGTACAACAGGAATTACTGCTCTCTTTATTCCGGAACAATGGAGTTTGACCGGGGAAGGAGAAACAAACTTTACTGATGAGTTTGGTAACTCAAAAGTAGAAGAGGCTCTTGCTTATCTGAACAACGAGTTTGAAAGGATGAGAAGGGTAATGAGTGAGGAGAAGTATCAGCTTGAAGTATCACAACGGCCCCGGAACATCAGAGAGGCTTTTGCCATGAGGACAGTTTCTGTTTTCCCGGCACAGCATACAGGTAGTCAGCTCAGACGTATAGAAGAAGGTGAATATGCAATGGAGTACGTTGACCTGATCAGGAATAACAAGAATGAGATAGAGGCACTAAATTCTGACCGGAGACCGATCAGTGAGTTCCCTCTTCCCATGAAGACTGTTGACAAGAAAGGTATTGTTTGTATTCATGAACATCCTATAAAAAATGCACCTCACGGTACGTACATATGTGCAATTGACCCGGTAGAGGTTGGTAAGACAACTACATCTGCCTCACTTGCATCTATAGTTGTCTACAAGATGGACATAGAGGTAGTTAATGAAGAAGTGTTCCGTAAAGCTCCGGCCCCGGGCAAAGAAGGAGTTGAATTAGAGTGGGGCCCGATCAGTAAAAAGAAACAGGAACAAGGTAAACCAGAGGTAAAACTTACTACACACATAGAGGGTGGAAAAATTGTAGCATTCTGGTGTGGTCGTTTTGATGACCCTAATGAAACCAATGAGTACATATCAAGATTAGTTGAATACTATAATGCCAGAGCATTGTGTGAAAACAACAAGCCGGGTTTCATCAACTACATGAGATCCAAAAAACGTCAGAAGTATCTGGTCTTTAGGGATGAGATGATTTTTGACAAAGAGCTTGATATTAAACTTAGTGGTAATGAAAGGTACGGTATTACCATGACACCCAGGCTTTGGAAGGTTCTTTTGGAGTATGCTGTCAACTCTTTATCAGAAGTAATGTATGAGGAAAGAGATCAGGAAGGAAATGTTACCCGGATACATTATGGTGTAGAAAGAATAACGGACCCTATGATCTTAAAGGAGATGCAGCTTTACCAACCTGGTATGAACGCTGACCGACTTATCTCTTATGCACTACTTATGACCTTTGTAAAGATCCTTCAGGCTTCAGGTAGAATGAGAAAGAAAATCGAAAGATCAGATGATAAATTGGAAAATCCGTCAAAATTTGTTACATTTAAAGGGGCAGATAGACCATTATTTCAAAATATTGGTAGGGCCGGCAATGGTAACATGTTAAGGGCCAATAGAAACCCATTTAAAAATATTAGATAAGATAAAGTTATTCGTATATGGCAGTTTTAAATGCAATGCAGCTAAAGGCCGGGGCAAAGGTTGAGCCTTTATATGGCAAAACCCTTGGTGGTATATACCAGCCTTACCAGATGTTGCCGATGAAAGAAAAGGATCAGCAATGGACGGCTCAGGTAATGGACTATATTGAATGGACTGGCATGAGGCAACTCAAACGGACTGCAGGTAAAATGCTGAAGAACTATAAGCTGGCTAATGCACAAATTGAAAAAAGTGATTATATCATAGCAGAAAGTGACTACAGTGAAGTAATTGAACCATTGATAAAAGAAGATGTCTCTGCTCTTGAATTGAAGTTTTATCCTATTATCCCTACTGTTGTTGATGTTCTTACCAATGAGTTTTCTAAAAGGTATTCTCGGATAACTTTTGAAATGAGGGATGAACAAAGTGCTAATGAGTTGTTACAAGAAAAGTATAAAGATGTTGAGCAGGTACTTTTACAAAAAGCTACACTAAAACAACAACTTGCTTTGCAACAAATGGGCATGGATCCTGAATCTGAAGAAGCTCAACAAATGATGAATCCTCAGGCAATTAAAAGTTTGCCGGAGATTCAAAGATTTTATGCAAAAGATTATCGTTCTATTTATGCTGAATGGGCCGAACATCAAATGGCAGTTGACAATGACAGGTTCTCAATGCAAGAACTGGAACGCCAAAACTTCAGAAACTCTCTTATAACTGATAGGGAGTATTGGCACTTTGTTATGGGAGAAGATGACTATGTTTTAGAGACATGGAATCCTACCCAGGTATTTTACCGTAAGTCTCCTAATGTCAGATACATGTCTGATGCTGCTTGGGTAGGTATGATTACCCTTATGACAGTACCAGAAGTTATTGACAAATACGGATGGATGATGAGCCAGGACCAGATGGAAACACTTAACTCTCTGTATCCTGTTCGTGGTGCAATGTACACTCAGACCGGTTTAGGTAATGAGAGTGGTGCATTTTATGATCCTACCATGTCATATGAATGGAATACTCAGGGCCCGGGTGTAGGCATGAGACAGTTTATGAGTGCTTACAACACACATAAAAGTAACGGTGATATTATACGATGGATCCTTGATGAGAATGAGGATCTTCAGGATACTGACTCAGCTTACCTTGTAAGGGTAGCAACTATCTACTGGAAGACTCAACGTATGATGGGTCACCTGACTAAGATAGATGAGACAGGTATGGTCATCCAAGAAATAGTTGATGAAAGCTATAAAATAACAGACAAGCCTTTATATAACACACTGGTTTTCAAAGAGAAAAGTAAAGACAACTTAATTTTTGGAGAACATATTGATTGGTTTTGGATGAACGAAACCTGGGGAGGATACAAGATCGGCCCCAATATTCCTGGCTTTATAGGGATGAATAACCCTTCTGGTTTTGCCCCCATGTATGTTGGTATGACCGGAGGTATTCCAGGTAGAATCAAATATCAATTTAAAGGTAGTAAAACAACCTGGGGTTGCAAACTACCGGTAGAAGGTCGTGTATTTAATGATTACAATACTCAGAGCAAATCCTTAGTAGATAGATTAAAACCATATCAGGTAGGTTACAACATGGTACTGAACCAGATACAGGATATTCAAATAGATGAGCTTGGTACCATTATAGTATTTGACCAAAGGACACTGCCTAAGAACTCAATGGGTGAGGATTGGGGTGAGAACAATATCCAAAAGGCTTACCTGGCAGCTAAGAACTTCTCAATGATTCCGATAGATACTTCTATCCTGAATACAGAAACTGCTATTCAACAAATGCCTTTCCAGAAAATAGACATGAGTCAGCATGAAAGGATCATGTCAAAGATCAGACAGGCTCAGTGGATTAAAGAAGAAGCACTTGCATCTATAGGTTTGAATCCTCAACGTATGGGTACACCTATAGATCAATCACAAACAGCTACCGGTATAGAACAAGCTATTGCTGCTTCATATGCCCAAACAGAACAGTACTTTATCCAGCACTCAGATGAATTAATGCCAAGAGTTCACCAAATGAGAACTGACCTGGCCCAATTCTACCAATCAACAAAACCATCCTTGCGTTTACAGTATGTGACTAAGGATGAAGAAAAGGTATTGTTTATGTTGAATGGAGAAGATCTTGTAGGTAGAGATATTAATGTAAGTTGTCATACCAGGGTTGGTATGCGTAATATTCTTGAGAACATTAAACAGATGATGCTTAAGGATAATACTAGCAATG